TCGTAAAATCATCACGGCCTTGTTTTACGCCGCTGATGGCTTCGTTGAGCCTCTGCCACTCCTCCGGCGTGCGTGCCTGGTCGCGCAATTTGATAAGTCGCTCCAGCTCGAGATTCACCGCCTCGATGGGTGCCTTGTAATCGACGGATGTCACCTTCATGAAGTCGTCACCGAGGATGGAGCCCGACTTGGACTTGTTGATGTCGGCGATGTTCTGCTGCGTCAGCTTCTGTGTGGGCGATGTCTTGCCTTCGAGTTTCTCGAGTTCAAACTGGGCTTCCTCGATTTGCTTCTTGATTTTCTGGCGGCTGTCGTCGTCGGCAGCTGCACGCCAGGCCTTCTGCAACTCCTGCACCTTCTTTGCCTGGTAGTCGATGCTGCCGGCCACGGCTTCAATTTCCTGCTTGGTGGTCTTGCTACCGCCCTTGGGAGGTACTACAGGCGATGTTGTAGGCGTGTTGGCTGTAGGATTCAGAATGGACTTCGCACCTGCTTGGTAGTCGCTCCGAATCACCTGCCATGCCTTCGCCCTGTTCTCTGCACGCTCCAGTCTTCGTGTCAAATCATCCACGCTAGATTGATCATAGGCTGCGGGGTCTTTCCCCTTGCGGCTTTTCATACTGTTGAGCTGTGCCCGTAGGCTGTTGGCCTCGCGCCATGCCTGTGACTCCATCTGGTTGTAGCGTGACACCTGCCTGTTGTAGAGGTCGTTTTTGTCGCCAGAATAGTGACTGAGAGCCCCGAGCACGCGCTGGGTGTGCGTCTGTCCGTTGGCCCCCTTGCCGTTCAGGTCGTCTATCATGTTCTTCAGCCGGCCCGCCTCGGTCAGTCCGTTCAGCAGTCGTGCCAGTGGTCCACTCACTACGTCGAGGATGGCGATCTTCATTGATGTCCACAGCTGGGTGCTGGCTTCCTCAACAGGAGCAAACTTGCGGCCCAGCTCTTCCATCTTGTTCTGGAGGCTCACGTTGGCCTGTGCCGCACGGTCGGCAGCGGTCTCAACGTAGTCGCCCGACTTCGCCATCTGCTCGCGGATGATGGCACCGACGGCGGTGGTCATGTCGCCCGTCTCCTTCATCTTCTCCTTGACCTCGTTTGCCGATAGTCCGAGGTTGTCGAGGATCATCAGGCTCTTGCGCCCGAGACCCGTGACGATGGAGTCAACCATGTAGTCAACACTCTGGCCGGTGTCCTTGGCCTTCTGTTGGGCGAAGGCGAGCATGGTGCCCAGCTCCTCGACGGGCAGCTTGAAGTCGTTGAACTTCACGGCGGCCTTCATCAGCTCAATGTCGGTCACGGTGCCGTGGGTGGCCTCGCGCAGTCCTTCGAGAATATCGCCACGGCCCAGCCGCTCGAAGGCGTTGCGGATGCCCTCGCCCTGGCGTGCCAGCTCTATGCCCTGCTTCACGCAATCGGTAATCTCGCTGCCAAGCTCCATTACCGCACCTGCCGCCTTGGTCATCATGTTACCTGCGAACACCTGCAAGGCACCGCCCATCTTGTCGCCAAGTCCTGAGAACAGGCCGCCGCCTCCCTTCATGCCATCTCCGAGTCCTTGCATCTCCTGCTTGGTCTCGCGGATGCGCTGCTGCAACTGCGTGAGCGAACCGGCAAGAGCTTTCGCAAAGTCGCTCTGCTTATGTTCATCGCTGAGTGCATCGTATGCTTTTGCCGCCTCGTTGTATGCGCCTACGAGCTCCTTCACCCTGTCCTTAGCGGTGGTTGTGCTGGTGGCGGTGGTGCCGAGAGCCTTGGCAGCATCCACGTTCGCCTTGGTGAACTGATTGAAACCCTCCTTGGCTTGTGTGGCTGTCTTGCTGTAGTCTGACAACCCCTTGGCGGCCTGCTTCAGCTTGGAGTCGTAGCCGGTGGTCTCGAGTTTGAACCTGGTTATTACGTCTTTTGCCATATATTATAATTGCTGAAATTCTTGTTGGAGTAGGTTTTCGATTTCCTCAGCCACGCGGGTTGCCGCGGCATCCATCTGATAGGCTGATGACACACCGAACCAATGACGGGCAGTAAGTGAGCCTCGGGATCCATATCGGGTCTGACGCTCAACGGTGCCAGCATTCAGGAAGCGCAGGATGAAGCCACGGTCTGCACCCTCGTAGCTGTCGAGCTGCATGGTGCGCTGCGAGCGCGGACGGCGATTCCCGCCACGGGCATTCTCGGGTCGGTCTTTCTTCGGTTTCACCCATGAGGTGGCGGCACCACGCTTGCGGCTGCTGAGGATATTGATCTGGCCGCCGAATATCTGCTTATATACGGAGTTCCGCACGGCCTTGTAAGCATGGCGGGGGTCTGCTACCCAATTATCGGACGCACCTTCTGGTTTTGTGCTTAGCACGTCCTGCGCGTCTTTGATGACATTCCTGCGTGCCTCGCCGATGGCACGGCGAATGATGGCCTGCAACGCCCGCTTGGTGGCGGGGTTGTCTGTTTGCATCCTTCGCAAAGCCTCCAAGTGCTGCTCGATGCCGGTAACTGTGATTGCGTCTTGTGCCATGTTTTAAAAATGCCCGATTAGTGGCTTACTAATCGGGCGAAATGCCTGTGTGGGTTTACGTTTTCTGATGGTTGACGGCCCGGATGACGTCGAGCAGGTCGTTCTGCTCTTCCTCGCTGATGGGCTCCGGCTCTTCCTCGTCATCGTTGAACAGCTGTGGGAACAGGTCGGCGGCGGTCTTGCCGTTGGGGTCGCGCATGGCGAAGATGGCGGCATAGGCGCACTCGGCCATGATCTGCAACTTCAGGCGGTCGCGCCTTCGGTAGCCGCGTATGATGCGACGCACCTCCCAGAACTGGAGGTCGTAGAGGAACTCACGGCGTGGGATGCCTATCTCGCCTACGACGAGCTGATATATGTCGTAGGCGGATGTTAGTTTTTTGCCTTGTCCTCCCCCTCGGCGGTGCTGACCGCGTTGTCGCCGGCAGGCAATTTATACCACTCATTGCGAAGCTCGAAGATGACACGCAGGGCCTCGATGATTTCGGCCGGTCGTGCATTGTACATCAGGTCGGTGTCGCGGATGGTGGTGTCAAGCCCTTCGGCTCCGTTGTAGGCCATGATGGCCGCGAGGATGATGTAGATGTGGTGCTCGGGGTTCTTGGTGTCGAACTCGTCGACGCTGACTCCCGTGTACCTGGTGAAGGCTATCTCGGTGGCGTAGCAATAGGCGACGCCCACCTCCTTTCCGTTGATGGTGATTTTTTCTTTGCTCATAGTTCTTGATTTGATAAAAAATTCGCCAGCCACGTGATTATGGCGACACGGGCTGGCGCATAATTATACGAATTTAGGATTCGCCTACGTTGATAGCACCATAGCCGTTGATGGTGTAGTTGTACGTCGCGTTCTGTTTGTTCTGGGCATCAATCCGAAGGTTGGTGAGCTTACCCTGACCGTTGGCGATTTCTTCAACGATGGTTCGGTTGTTCGTGCCTTCCATGACGCATATCTTCCAGTTGAGTACCTGGTCTTGCAACCACGACTCGAAGTCGTTCAGACCTACGCCACCCGTCAGCAGCGTGTCGTTCGGTGTGAGCACCAGTCCGCTGCCGGTGATGTCATAAGACTGTCCCGTCACATCATACTCCAGGGCATTGCCCGTGGTGTCCTTGGTGCTGGAGTCCTCGGTCTGTGCTGATCCGTGCAATGCCATCTGCTTGGCAGCTGCCACCACCGTCGATGGATCGGCAGCGAGACTAACAAGTAGTCTGATATATTGTCCTTTCTGCATAGCTTACTAACTGAGGGCTCCTGTTCCCTGAAATTGAAGTGATAAGGCGACCGTCTCACGGTCGTTGAAATTCATGGTGAAGTCGGTCAGGAGAGCCTGTCCGCTTCGCTTGAAGTTGGCATTCTGCGTGACGCGGTTCTGCGCTCCGGCTGTCTGGTCCCAGCCTACGGGCACGGGTTGCGCGGCTACGAACGTCGAGATGATAGAGCGCAGAGCTGCGGTGTCGCTCTGGTAGGTGTCAACCTGTGCCGACCATTGCGTGCTCGTAACCGTTTCCTCGGTGAACATGCCCTCGGTGTCCTTTGTGCTTGTGTCCTCCGCGTTGCCTTGGAGGGTGATGGAGCAGTTGGTTGCCTCGGGGATGGCTGCCGCATTCTGGAGAAATCTGAAGTGCTGGCCTTTTATCTTACTCATATCTTAGTCGATGTTAGTGTCACACTGATAAGTCAGCTGTTGCCAGTAGCAAGGCTTCAGCGAGTCGTATTGCACGGCTCCAGCCTGCAACGTCATGTCCTCGGGAATGAGGGCAAAGTCATCGTCGCTGTCGTCTCCCTGGTGCTCGCGGAAGTATTCGCGCAGGGTCTTGCGAACGGCCATTGCCAGCTCGCCCAGCTGCGGACGGGTCTCGGCACAGACGGTCACGCCTATCTGCACGTTGTCGCTCTCTGCCTCGAAGTCATCATCCTTCGTCTGGTCTTGGTTCTGAAGACCGTCGAAGGAGACGATGACGTATGGCAGCGGCGCATTGTCGATGTCCTCGTCGGGCAGTGCGATGGTGGTGTTATACACGTCACCAGCCGGCAGCTGCTCGATGAGCTCGGCATTCGAGCGCAGGGCCTTGACGAAGATGGCATCTGTGATGAGACTCATGATCGGTGTGATTGGGTTGTACTTAATGAAAAAGCACGCAGGCAGTCATTCCTGTTGCTGGCGCATCGGAGCCGCCCGCGTGCGGAACTATGAGAAGTGATAGTGCAAGAGAGGTTATGCGGTCGTAGGCTCTCCCTCGACAATCTTGTAGAGGCCGAATGCCTGAGACTGGTTGTTGGCACCGTTGATGTAAACCGAGATGTCGGTCATTGACCAAGCGGTGTTGATGGTCACGGCTG